TTTAATAGCGGCATACATTTGTGATAGACGATTTACTAATGACTCGTGCATTGGGTTTTCACCGCCATTAACTTTTCGGCTTCTAATATCACCTTTGCTATGCATGTCGTTACCATGTTTAGTAACAGCATCAATGCCATAGGTAACACGATGTGGTCTATTTTTAATACGAGTACCTTTGTCCGCATCAATAGCATCACCGTGCTGTTCATCTAGTTCAATGTCAACTTCGCCATCTGCTGAATGTGGCTCGCTAACAATTGGTTCATGACCATGCTCTTCACCGCTTTCGATATTGCGCAAAATTTTCATCAAGTCACTAATGCCGCCGGGGCCACTTCCGTTCATACTTACATTCATTGTCACCGAATCTTCTTGATGATGTGGCATTCCCATCATTCCGCTTGGCATTGGGCCGCCTAAGCTGATAATTTCTTCTTGAGCAGGCTGTCCGTCAGTATGCTCAGGAGCTTTAGGAGGAGTTTCTGCAGATTGAGGTTCTAAGGCGCCTAGGCGTTTAGCTTCTTCTGGACTGCTTGCTCCAGCTGGTACTGGATGTACTGTTAAATTCTCATCTAACGCACGAATTTTTGCATATAAGTCTGTAAAGTTCATTTTACTTTTCCTTTGGCAGCGACATTTAAGCTGTTATGTACGCTGTCAGCGTATGGGGTTAATTTAACCTTTTTAGTTCCAACAGGACTTGTCATTCCTTGTTTTTGTGTAACTTTTGGTTGTTCTGGTTGTTCTTTAGATTTTTTTGCTTTTGGGAACAGAGGATCATTAACCCCTTTGTACTGCTCAGGTAAGTGTCTTGCTTTGCCTAAGTCTTTTAACAAACTAAACTTTCTTTTCTCGCCTACTAAATCTTGATGATTAACTTTTTCGTAATCAGTACCAACAACTGCATCGCCTGTTGGTTCGTCATTTGCATGATTAAGTTCAATCTCTGCTTGCTCTTGTTCGTTATGAACACGTATATCACTTTGCGGAATATTTAATAAATGAGCTACTTTATCATGCACTTGTTTGCTAGTTGCAGGGTAGCTAGTAACAGCATCAAAAATTGTTACAGAAATATTTTTATGTTCTGGAAATTCAGTGTGCATTGCTTGGATAGGAGATGACTTGCCACTAGATACAGATTGTACGCCAAACTCTGCTAGTGCTCCTTTGATCTTGCTAGGGCAATCCTTAGGGCAATCGCAAGCAATTTTAATCTTAAATTCGTAGCGTTTTTGATTTTCTGTTAAGTATTGTTTAAATGATTTCATAGTCAATTCCTGATGTAGTATTTATTTTAAATTCTTTAATTTTTCCAACAAGCTGTTACGATCAGTAATAATAACACCATCACCATGAATGTTAACACTATCATCTATACCTGCGGCATCCTGATCTAATTTCTGTTTTTTCAGCTGTAGATCAATCATTTTTAGTTTTTTGTCTAATTTAGCAGTCTTGGCAGTAATAGCATTACCTAGCATACTTGCGGCTACTTCAAACAATCGTCCACTGTATCTAGCTTCTACGTTCATACCTAGATCCATAATATCTTCGTAGGCATCTACCGCACGTTTAGCTAGATCATCAAGCTCGCTGTCAGCCATATCACCTAACCCTTTTACAGCAGGTAAGGCAGCAGATATTTTATCAAATTCGCTAATGTCGCGAAGCAACGGCTGTGCATCAACTAGCTCTTTTTTCTTCTTTTTTTCTTCTTGCTTAATAACTTCTTTACTAGCAGGAAGATTTAATAGTTCTTCAAGTTTCTTAGTCATAACATTACTTAGCCTTACGTTTGGCTGAATATATCATTTTCATTAAGAATACGAAACTTGATGCCTTGCTGTTTACACCATATATTAGCGGCAGCCCATTTAGCTTGATTCTTGACAAACTGAGCTTGGTTGTATTTGTTCTTGCCTACACGTTCTAAAATAGTTTGGCTAGCAGGTTTAATCTCAATTAATTCAACAATTAATTTGTTAAACTTGTCAAGATATTGTATGAAAAAATCAGGAACGTATATCGTTTGACGACCAGTTAACGGATCTCTATAGGGTATTTGTATAGCTTCACTTGCCCATTTATGTACTCTATCATTTTCATCGCAGAATCTCATAAATGTCCACTCCCAACTGCTTCGGTATGTAGGAAGTTTTGTCCCAACATACTTTGCTGGGTTTTTCATCACAAACTTTCCCCGTGCAAACTTAGCCATGTTATACTAAAATATTACGTGCTTCGTAACTATTTTCAACAGTTGCTATCTTGTAACCAAGGATACTTGTTTTTTCTCTATAGCTATTTAAAATTTGTGCTACTACTTGCCCAAGCTGAATATCAGTTAATGACTTCAACATGTCTAACAATTGAAATACACTAACTCCGTCAATCCTTGCTTGATTTAACATTACAATAGTTGTACTAGATGCGCTTGACTTATCAAATCCTCGTTTAGTAAAAAATGCAACTGTGCTGTCAATTTCATTTGCTGGAAAACTAACAGGCGCAACAAAATAATTATCAAAAAATGTTCTTACATCTTGAACTGTTGTATTTTGTGGTGGAGGTAAATTTATACTAATGCTCATGTGTTATGCCCCTAATTTTGTAGGTGTGGCTACTGTTGTATTTGTAGAATTACTTGCTACTGGAAAAACTACGCCAGGCACACCGCTAATAGTTTGCAATTGAGAGGCAGTTGTTAGTCCGGGAGTTCCTGCAGTTGGGGGAACTTGTGTATTTTGATAGCTGTTTATAGTGTTAATAGTATTATTAAGGGTTGATACTGCTACACTTGTTGAATTTAAATTATTAACAAAACTTGGATGAATTATTGTTGGGTCAGGATTAATACCTTGCAATGGACTAGGAGTAGTGTCATAGTGTTCTAAACCAAATCCTTCTGGATCTCCTGCAGTCACAACACCATTACCATAAGTTACTGCTTCATATGCAAGTTGCATGGTAAAATCGTGTGTAGTAGTTTTAGAATAATCTAAACTGTTTCCATTCCAAGTTTTAATAATAGGATTAATTAATTTAAGGCTAATATACTCGTGTCTTGCCATTTGATAAATTGTAATGTAATTAAAAAATGGATTTGTACTTTTATTATCTAAGCCATAGGGTGTAGTAATATAATCACTGCTACGAGTAGCATTTCGATTATATGCTCCTGCTGTTGATGCACTAGTTGGATCTGCGTAGTAATAGGTATAGTAATTTTGCCACAACTGATTAATTAATCCCATGTTATCATCGTGAAATGCAATAGTAACATCTTCGGGATTAATATGAAATTGTGCGTTCTTTTTTCTATTATATTGATTTACACTATCTACACTAACTGAAAATTTAGGTAAAGTTACATTCTTAACCAACATATTAATTTCGTTAGAATATCTTTGTACAAGCTCTGGATTTCTTAGTGCCGCTTTGTTTACACTAAATGCTACATGGAACTGAAAGTCAAGTTTAGGGGCAAGCCTAAACTGATTATCAGCAAACAGTTTGGCAGCATGTTGCCAATCTCTAAGATTGATAACAGGATCAGATTTTAAATTATTAGTTGCGGTAAAGGCCATAATAATATTTATTAAAAAAATAAACTACGTACTTAATGATCATCTATAATAAAACCCACCTAAGTGGGTTTTTATTATTAAGAACCTAGTGAGTTTGTGCCACGTGTTTGTACAAATCCTGGGGTACCTAAACCAGCTGTTGCACCCTTCTGAACAGCATTGTCATACTGAATAGTTAGGTCAATCATTACTGGAGTTTGATCAGAATACTTAATATCATTCCAGTTAGTTTTCTGTAGATAGCAACCATATAGTTCCCATGTTTCTAATACGTTAGGAGCTTCGGCACCATTACCGCCGTCTAGCATTTCAATACGTAGTGTAAACTTATAGTCACCACCAGATGCCGCACTAGATTGTTCAAAGAAGTCAAACTGTCGTTGATTTTGTTCGCCAACTAATTTACTAACGTTACCTAATACATCGTCACGTAGTTTAATAGTAATTGGACCCCATTTAGTCTTACCAGCATAGTAAATTCTGCTGTTATAGACATCAATGGTTTGATTTTCAAACTCAACACTTGGGCGAGCCGCTTCTGCAACTTGCTTAGTCATCTCTGTTGTGCTACCACTTACACCAAAGTTTTCAAAGTTTAATCTAAAGCGATACTTCAACTTAGGCATTAATTGGCCTTGTGAAGCGGCGCTTTGATCAGACGCTAATGGTACTGTAAATCTTGATAAGGCTGCGATTGACATTTAATATCTCCTAATTATTTTCCAAGGCCTTTGATTGCGCCGGTGTTTTCTAAGCGTAGTGGAATGTAAATAAATTCTACTGACTTAACTGGTTCAATCGCTATATCTAGATATAGCTCGTTGCGGTCGATTCTGTCTGGTGTGTTATTTGAAGTATCGCATACTACGATAAAGTCATATAATGCACGTTGACCTACTAGTTCTAATAGTAATGCCTCTGCCGCTTGTTTAATTTCATTACGTGTAATTGTGTCGTTTGGTTCAAATACGTATGGTTTAGCTAGTTGTGCTAACTGTCTACGTAGATATACTACTAAACGTGCTACGTTAATACGATCTAATGAACTTGCCACTAATTGGCGTGTGTATTGTCCGTAACATACTAATCCAGTTCCGCCAATATATGTTAATGGATTAACATGGATGCTAGCTAATGTATCACGTTGGCCAATGTTCAATGCTGTTGAATTAAATTCGCCAGTTACTGGATCAACATAACCTACTGAAGCCGCATTTGTAATTCCACCACGACGTACACCAGCTGGTGCAAACCATGGATAAGAAACGTTGTCGCTTAATGCGATTGTACGTAACATGATGTGACTTGGAGGAACAACAATGTTATTACCGATCAAATCAGTTGTGTAACCCCATGGATAGTAAACACCTAAGTATGCGTTAGTTGTAACTAAACCTTGATCTCCGTCACCTACTGCTGAGTTAACGTTGTTACCCCAGTTGCTTAATGAAGTTGCATCTGGTGTTAAACGTGCAGGACTGTCACCTACAATAAATGCTGTCTCGCCACGATCAGTATTCAATCCAACTAAATCGGCCATCATTTCTGGATATCCAGGGCATGAAATTAAGTTGAATATTCTGCTGTCAGTGTCGCGAATCTGCTGGTTGCTTTGAATTGTTGCACCAAGAGCTTGTAGAACAACTTGACGTTGTGCTTTACGACCAAATGTACCAGCACCGTTTGGTTGATTAGCGGCATCGCTAACCCAACGATCTGGATAGTATGTGTTCATCAATGCATTACCAAAACGTAAGTTACGTGCAGTTACATCAACATAACCAGATACATAACGCAATACGTTGTTACCTGAACGACGTAGGTTCCATAGCAACATACCTTTTGGATATAATGCAGGATCTGGAGCGTCAAAATCTACAAAGTTAGTTGATAGCAAGCTAACGATACTAGCTGGGGTTCCAGTTGTACCATCTACACTCCAACGTGCATCATGGAACAATACGCCGTTTTCTGTAGTTTGATCGCTGTTGTCTAACAATACCCATTTCTTAGTCAAGAAGTTAAACTTGTAAATGCGTGGATAATTTTCAGTATCGCTAGGGTCAATCCATAGATCGCCATTAGCTAATGGTGTGCCATCGCTTTGTACTGTTGGTTGTGTAGCTGTTACCATTGGTCCCATTGGATCAGTGGTTGTACTTTGACTACCTAATGTCTGATTATAATTTAAGTAACCAACCCATGTAGTACCATTGTTAACCATGATATCAATATCATCAAGATAGCTGTTAAACCACAACACGCCATTTGCTGGAGTTGTTGTTGGAGGTGTATCACTTGCGGCTGCAAATGCGCTACCATTAACTGTTGGAGTCCATAAACTAGCTACATATGCGTTTGATGTACCAGCTGGATTAGCGTACAAGTTAGCTGTAACACCAATGCTAAACACTTTACCAATTGGCATATTTGCACCGTCTACTATACGGAAATCACCACCTTTAGTATGTGTAATTGTAATTTGACCAGATGCATTGCTAGTAGCAATAATATTAGCAAATGGGTTACCACTTGAGTCAAGCGCACTGTTAATTGCACCTAAAATTGTGTTAACGTCTGCTGTAGTACCGGCTGCTGTAAATGTTACAGTAATTGCATTGTTTAATGTACTGCTTCCTACTAGACTTTCTTGTATAGTAAAGCTGTTAGACCCTGCTGTAAATGTACCAGTTCCGATTGGAGACGATGTAATGTTTGTAGGGCCAACGCCGCTACGACCATAAATCTTAAAATCAGCATAAGCTGGACTTTGTTCATCGTCATTGTATTTTACATAAGTTGCACCAACTGCTAGGTTTAAACCACCGCCTGTTGGATCTAATGCTGCCAATGCGCTTTGGCCGTTAGCATACATTTTAACAGTTTGTTGAATCCAAGAACTAGTTGCTGAATTGTATTTCTTAATGAACCAATCTGCACCATTGTTAACTGCTGTAGTCTTAACCCAAATTGATCCAGTTGGGTATCCGTTAACAGACGATGGAACATCGCTTGCACGATATAATGGAACGTTAAAGTGTGGAGCTAACGTAACTGCTGGAGCTTTATATGTACCAACTGTTAAACCTACTTTAGCACAAGTTGAACCACTAATAACAATATCAACACCTGTTGAATAAAGATTTAAGTAACCATTAATCACTGCGGCAGTAACGCCAGTTACATGAGAGGCAACTGCTGTAACAAACGTAGCTAAAGATGTAGCACCTGTCACAGAGTAACCATTGATTACCATAGCATCGCTGGTTAGCAATGTTGGGCTTGATGTAGTACCTGTGGCAGCTGGCCAGCTTGCGGCCCATGCGCTAGAACCAACAGCAACCCATGTGCCGGCAGCTGTATCTGTTTGATACTTTTTCAACCATAATTTGTTTAATGTAGTAGTTGCTACGATAGCATACTCACCGACTGCACCGTAACTAGTTAAAGGAGCACCAGTGCCACTATTAATTTTAGTGCTATCTGTAATCACAGATAGACTGCCAACGCTTTGTTGTTCTTGGAATGTCTGGCCACCAGTTACTGTAGCGGCAGCTGAATTCCACTCAAACACACCAAACTTACTGTCAGCTGTGTCAAACCAGAATGTGCCATCTGCTGGCAATCCTGCTGGAGCAGATGTTTCGCCTGTTAATTGTGATACATCTAAATCTGCACGTACTACATATGCTCGATTGCTTACACCTAAAAAGCTATAGGCAGCTTCTAAACCGTATTCATTCTGTTCGCCAGCATGGATTGGGTTATTGTTTGCATCGGTATAAAACTTTGGAATACCGAATGTGTTTGACAAGTCCATTTGACTTGTTAGTAAATAAACTTTACCAGCATTTGCTTTTAATGTGCCCGGTGCAATACCAGTACCTGCGCCATTCATTTTGCTTTCTGCTGAAGCAACTACTAGTAGTGGTACGGTACCTGGGGCTGCTGGGGTATAGAATGATTCATCTATAACTGTTACGCTTACGCCTGGTGAACTTAATTGAGCCATATTTTTATCTCCAATGAGTACATGTTCTTGTATGTATTTAGTGGTTTTGGATAATTTATAGCTAATACACCTATTTGAAAAGGCTGTAAAAAGGCTTAAATAAAATATGAGACCTTTATGTTCGTGCGGGCGCAACCCTGTTGCTGTTAACTACTATAAAAATGGAAATCCCTATTACAGAAGCCAATGCGGTGCATGTAATAGAGGAGTTAAGCTACCACGGTGGTTTACTAGTGGTTATAGAATGAAATCAGCGTGTGATAAATGCGGGTTTAGAAGCCCGCATGCCGATGTGTTTTCAGTGTTTCACGTGGACGGGGATCTAAACAATTGCCGTCATACAAATTTAAAAACAGTTTGTGCTAACTGCACACGAGTCCTACACAAAGAAGGAGTTAAGTGGAGACAGGGAGATCTTGTCCCTGACCTATAACTGACAATACCTGTGTATACAAATCGTCAATAGTACTGTTATTTTCTAATACATAGTCAAACTTGGTTCCAACCCATGCTGTTTCACTAGCATGAATTCCTAGTTTTTCCATACGAGTTTTAGCCAACATCCAATTTATGCATTTATCGCCGGCGTTCATATCAGCGGCATCTCGATACCATTCAGGTTCAGCACCACGTTTTACACGAATAACAATGCCGCCTGCATCTCGAATACTTTTAATTTCATTAGGAAATCGGCAGTCGCTAATAACAATATCGTCTTTGCTAGTGCGTAGTTTATTCTCTAAGCTGGCAATCCACATATCATCGTGGAATCC